CGTATTTCAGATGCTGGTTATCTTCGTCTTGCTAGTGGTGGCATCCAATTCAACGGAGATACTGCTGCTGCTAATGCACTAAATGACTATGAGGAAGGTACTTTTACTCCGACTATTATTGGGACAACAACTGCTGGTACAGGTACTTATGTTACTCAAGTTGGTCGATATACAAAGATTGGTGACAGGGTTTTTGTTGTTATATATGTTGAATGGTCAGGACACACAGGAACAGGTAATTTAAGAATTTCAGGGCTTCCATTTACATCATTTTCTACAACGCAAAATGCAGCTATCGGTAGTATTCTTTCGGCAAATTTAACTTTTACAGGTCAGCTATCATTATCACAGCTAGTTAATACCACTCAAATTGCTATTCAAACCTGTGCGACTAATGCTGCTATTGGGAATGTTGCCATGGACACCGCAGCCGCTATTTATGTAACTGTTTCATACGAAGCAGCTTAATTAACTAGATTGGATTATCTAGTCAGACAAAAGGAGAGGTAAAATGGCATTAACTAAAGAAGTAGTAGTAAACCAAATCACAGTAACCGAGAACAACACAGTTTTAGTTCGTGAAGTTACTCGCATCATGGAAGATGGTTTAGAGATTTCTAAACAATATCATCGCTCATCTTTTGAAAAAGGCGCTGATGTATCAGGACAGCCACAGAATGTACAAGACATTTGTGCAGCAGCGTGGAAGGAATAAAAATGAACTTTACATGGAATGTAGTACAGATGGACAGACAAGTAGCTGATGGCTTTGTTACCACAGTTCACTACAATGTATCAGCAGTAGACGGTGAGTTTACCGCCTCTACCTACGGCACAGTAGGCTATACAGAGGAAGGTGCTTTTACTCCTTATAGCCAATTAACTGAGGCTGTAGTAGTTAGCTGGGTAAAAGACTCACTCGGTCAAGCAACTGTAGAAGAATCATTGGCTGCGCAGATTGAGGCTCAAAAGAATCCAGTACAAGAAACTGGATTGCCTTGGTAAGTTTTTAAACCGTAGTACAACTAGGAGAACGATATGGGAAAAGATAAACAAACCCCAATCACAGTAAACGATGTAGAGTATATTTTTGAGGACATGACACCAGAGCAACAAACTCTAGTCAATCATGTTGCGGACTTAGACCGTAAGATTAACTCTACTGCATTTAATTTAGACCAGTTATCCATCGGAAAACAAGCCTTCATTAAACTGCTAGAGGATGCTCTGGCGAAACAACCAGAAACTATAGACGAGTAAAGAATGAACGAAATCAATCCCATCGAGTACGGTAAGTTAGTACAGTCCGTAGATAACCTAGAGCGTAAAGTAGACGCTATGGAAGTAGACATTAAGAAGTTAGTGGCTATGGCAGAGCGTAGTAAAGGTTCTCTATGGGCGTTGATGGGTGTTGCCTCAGTTGCTGGTGCTTTCATCAGCTATATGACTGAACTCTTTTTTAAGAAGTAAACTATGAGAGAACTCACAGTATTTAAGAATCTTACTGCAGGTACTTCTAATACTATTTATACAGTACCTAAAGGATGCAAGGCGATAGCTACACTGTTGTTCCTAGCTAACTCAGGTGGTTCAACTAAGGCTATCTCTGCTGCAGTACATGATGTTAGTGAAGCTGCTACTGTTCCTATCGTAGGAGCTAAATCGTTAGGAGCAGGAGAGGCTCTTCAGTTTAACCAGGGTCGTATGGTTATGGATGAGTTTGATTATCTTACTGCGACTCCTGAAGCAGGTGCAACTATGAGCTGTATCTTTACTATAGAGATACACCAATCCACAGCGTATCAGAACGGAAGCTAATCATGCCGTTGAAATCAGGTACATCACAGAAGACTATCTCTACGAACATCCGTAAAGAGATGAAGGCAGGTAAGCCTCAGAAACAAGCAATTGCAATAGCCCTATCAAAAGCAGGACAATCTAAACCCCAACCCAAGAAAAGGAAGTAATCATGCCAATGGTCAAAGACAAGAAGTTTCCATACACAGCTAAGGGTAAGAAAGAAGCGAAGTCGTATGCTAAGTCAACTGGAGCTAAGATGACTACTCCTAAAGCTAAACCAGCTAAGAAGATGGGTATGAGTCGTGGCTACTAAACCTGGTTTGTATGCCAACATCGCTGCCAAGAAGAAGCGTATAGCTGCTGGCTCTGGTGAGAAGATGCGTAAGGTAGGCAGCAAAGGTGCTCCTTCGGCTAAAGACTTCAAGGATGCTGCTAAAACAGCTAAGAAGAAGTAATGCCTAAGAAAGCATTTCAAAACCCTGAAGGCGGTCTCAATCAGAAGGGCAGAGACTACTACAACAAGAAGACTGGATCTAAGCTAAAGCCTCCAGTGTCTGCTGAGGAGGCTAAGAAGTCTCCTAAAGCAGCTGGTCGTCGTAAGTCCTTCTGTGCTCGTATGAGTGGTGTTAAAGGGGCTATGAAGGATGAGAAGGGTAGACCAACCCGCAAAGCTTTAGCACTCAAGAAGTGGGACTGCTAGAAATAAGTCTTGACTTTTATATAAATTTGTGTTATAATTATAGGCAATTATGAACTACGTCCAACTTGTAAATTCTGTACTACGAAGACTACGGGAAACTGAGGTTTCTTCTGTAGCAGATAACGCTTATTCTAAACTTATCGGTGAGTTCATTAACGATGCTAAGCGTCAGGTAGAAGATGCCTATGCTTGGAATGCATTGTCAGAAACACTTACTGCTTCTACTGCTGATAATATCTTTAACTATGTTCTTGTTGGTTCTGGGCAACGGTTTAGAGTTATTGATGTTCTAAATGATACTAGTAATATCATAGTTCAGAATGCTACTACTCGTTGGATGGACGAACAGTTTCTCTTAACTTCAGTACAGAAGGGTTCTCCTGCGTACTACAACTTCAACGGTACAAACTCCAACGGTGATACTCAAGTAGACTTATTTCCTATTCCTAATGGGGTTTATGAAGTTCGTTTTAACGTCATCAAACCACAAGTAGCTTTAGCTGCTGATGCTGATGTCCTATTAATTCCTTCTGAGCCTGTTATCTTTAATGCCACTGCAAGGGCTATCGCAGAGCGTGGCGAAGACGGTGGTATCTTAGCAGGTGAAATGGCATTCATTTACAATCAGTCATTAGCTGATGCTATTGCTATTGAGTCTAGTCGTTACATTGAAGAATCTGCTTGGATGGCTTACTGATGGCTGAGGCTCTCTCAACTGGATCGATTGCAGCTCCTGGATTCTCTGGGTTAAACACCCAGGATAGTTCTATTCAGTTAGACAGTGGGTTTGCACTAGAGGCTAATAACTGCGTAATCGATCGCTACGGTCGTATCGGTGCTCGTAAGGGGTGGACTAAGGTCAACACCTCTGCAGCGTCTACAGGCTCGTTTAGAGCTGTCTATGAGCTTATTAAGGATGACGGTATTGTAGTTATCTCTGCAGCCAACAACAAGATATATACTGGAACTACTACCTTAACAGAGGCTGTGGTTCGTAACGGTACTGATACAGCTAACTTAACCTATGCTATCAGTGATGATAACTGGCAGATCAGTGGTATGCCTTATGACACAGGAGCTACTCCTTCAGGACATGCTATCTTGGTTCAAGAAGGACAACCTACTTTATTATTTCATAAGCTAGGTGCTACTGCTCATGCTCATACTGGTTCGTATGGCTTTCAGCGTTTAGGCGATGTAGCTACTAATCTACCTGTAGGACAGACTGTAACTAGCTTTACTCCTAACTGTGTCATGACTGCTTATGGTCGTGTGTGGGTAGCTGATATGGCTGGCAGTAGACAGACCGTATACTTCAGTGATTTACTAAACCCTGCTGAATGGCAGACTGGTACATCAGGATACCTTAACATTAGTGAAGTAGTTCCTAATAATGATCCTATTGTAGCTATAGCAGATCATAATGGTTTCTTAATCATCTTCTGTACTAAGCATATTGTTGTCTATAGTAACCCAGTAGATCCATCACAGATGAAGCTGGAAGATGTTATTGTTGGTGTTGGCTGTATTGCTAGAGACTCTGTAGCTTCTATTGGTTCAGACTTATTGTTCTTGTCTTCTACTGGTGTTCAATCCTTGCAGCGTGTGATTCAAGAGAAGTCACTACCATTCAGAGATATCTCTAAGAATGTACGAGATGAACTTTTAACATTAGTAGCCTCAGAGACAGCTAAGAACATTAAGGCTACATACTTCCCTACAGATGCTTTCTACTTGTTGTCTCTACCTAGTTCAGGGTTTACCTATTGCTTTGACACCAGAGGTGTACTGCAGAATGGTGCAGCTAGAACTACTGTTTGGAAACAGATTAACCCTACAGCATTCTGTGTCACACAGGCTAGGGACTTATTGATTGGTAAAGCAGGATACATTGGTAAGTACAATCTGTATGAAGATGACGGTGCTAAGTATCGTATGACGTACTTCACTAACTACTTTGACTTTGGCTCTGCTACTACAAATAAGATTCTTAAGCGTATCAATGTAACAGCTATTGGTGGGTCTAACCAGCCTATTGCTATTAAGTGGGGCTATGACTATACCCGTAACTACTTCTCTCGTGGTGTTACACTACAACAAGTAACTGTGCATGAGTATGGAACAGCAGAATACAACATAGCTACATACACTAATGGTATTGCTTTGGATATTGCTAACATTCCAGCATCAGGTTCTGGTACTGTTCTTCAGTTGGGCTTTGAGTCTGACATTGATGGTACTCCTCTTTCAATTCAGAAGATAGACTTCTTCCTTAAACAAGGTAAAACACTATGAGTAATTACACCAAGGCAACTAACTTTGCTACTAAAGATACCTTACCTACAGGCGATTCAAACAAGATTGTTAAGGGTACAGAAATAGATAACGAGTTCAACGCTATCTCTGGTGCTATCAGTTCTAAAGCAGACATTGCATCTCCTACATTCACAGGTACTCCTGCTGCACCTACAGCTACTGCTGGTTCTAATACTACTCAGGTAGCTACTACAGCGTTTGTGACTGCTGCTTTAGCTGCTGTATATCCAGTAGGTTCTATCTATGTTAATGCTACTAGCTCATCGAATCCCTCATCCTTATTAGGTTTTGGTACATGGACAGCTTTTGGTGCTGGTCGTGTTATGGTTGGTTTAGATGCAAGCGATGCACTGTTTGATACTGCTGAAGAAACTGGCGGTTCTAAAGACGCTGTTGTTGTGTCCCATACACACACTGCAACTTCTACTGTAACAGACCCCAGTCATACCCACAACTTAAAAGGTGGAAATGGCTCAGTTACAGACTTTGTAGGTGGTTCAGGTGTTGATTATGGTGTAGGTATTGGTAGCGATTTAGGCTCGGAATACCAAGTCGTGGCTAACTCAACAGGTATTACAGTAGCTACAACTGTAGCAACAGCAGGTGTTAGTGGAACTAACGCTAACGTACAGCCATTTATCGTAGTTCGTATGTGGAAAAGAACAGCTTGATAAAAGTACCAGTAGTAAATCGTAGAGATTATACATGCTAACAGAAAAGAAAAAGAGACAAGCTAGAGAAAGCTATCATAGAAATAAACATAAGAAGAAAGACGATATTTCTTATAGGTTGAGATTATTAATGCAACAAGCTAAAGTAAGAGCTAAACAAAGAAACATAGATTTTGATTTAACAGTGGATTTTTTATTAAGTATTTATCCTGAAGACAATATCTGCCCAGTACTTGGAATACCTTTAAAGTTCAATACTGAAGACTACCAAGGAAGTAGATATAACAGTCCTAGTTTAGATAGATTTAATAATAGTAAAGGATATACAAAAGATAACGTACATATTATAAGTTCTAGAGCTAATTTACTTAAAAGCAATGCTACTCTAGAAGAAATAGAAGCGTTATACATGTATATGAAAACATGAAGACCCCAGTTGTTAATAGAAAATTCTATACGATGTACTTAGAACTATACAGTAACATGCTTTGGTTTCATACAGATGTATTTAAGTGGACACCAGAAGTAAAGAAAGAATACCTTAAAGATTTAGAAGTACTACAGCATTTAGTAACAGTACCCTTAGTAGCACTAGTAGAAGAGACAGACAAGAAGTTAGCTAAGTTTGGAGAATCTACAGGTTGGGCTAAGTTTAATAAATTAACATTGAATGATATGAAATATGATGTATACACTAGGAGCAAATCATGGGTAGTGCAGTAAGCGGTATTGCAAATATATTCACAGGATCTAGCAACACTCAAGCTGCTGGACAACAAGCCTCTGCAGCTCAGGCTCAAGCAGCTAGAGACGCATCAGCAGCTGCAGCGTTTCGTCCTGTTGGAATGACAACTCGGTTTGGTACTTCTCAGTTTACTCGTGAGACTGATCCTGCTACAGGAATGCCTTATATCTCTTCAGCTGGATATACTGCTGCCCCTGAGTTAGCTGCCCTACAGAACCAGCTCTTTGGTCAGTTTGGTGGTGGATATGGCTTTGCAGGACAGCAAGCAGAACAGCTGCAAGCATTGTCTCCTGCTGCTCAGCAACTCTTTGGTTTAGGTCAGGGCTACTTAGCTACTTCTCCTGAGCAAGCTAGACAAGAATACATGCAGACTCAACAAGCTGCTCTTGCTCCTCAGCGTGAACAAGCTTTGTCTAGTATCCGTAATCAGTTATTTCAAACTGGTCGTCAAGGATTAGCTACTGGTGGTACGGTTGCTGGTGGAATGCAACAGACTAATCCTGAACTGGCTGCATACTACAATTCCTTAGCTCAACAAGATCTAAACCTAGCTACTCAAGCAGAACAAGCTGCACAACAGCGTCAAGCCTTTGGTGCTGGTCTATTTGGTACAGGTGCTGGATTGCTTGGTACTCAAGCTACTGGTATGGCTGGTGCATTTGCTCCATTACAGACTCAGTTAGGCGTATCTGGTACAGTAGAACAGATGGCTCAGATGCCGTATCAGTTAGGTATTCAGCTAGGTCAAGCTCAACAACCTGGTCAAACTGCTGGTGCTCAGATGTATCAGCAAGGAATGAACCAAGCTGCTCAGACTCAGTACGGTGCTACTCAAGCTGCTAACGCTGCTAATGCTCAGTTCTGGGGTGGTTTAATTAGTGCTGGTGGTACTGCTGCAGCTGGGCGACCAAGAGGATAAGGAAAATATAATGGCTATTGCTCCAAGTTTTACTACAGGTTTACTAGGATATAATCCAAGAGAAGAACAGCTACAGCAACAGAAGCTATGGGCTGGTCTATATGGACAGGCTGCATCTCCTTATGAGAAGATTGGTATTGGTCTGGGTCAACTAGGCGGTGCTTTGGTGGGCGGTTTGATGGGTGAGAGTGCTACTCAAAAAAGAGAGAGAACTTTACTCTCTGTTAAAGAAGCAGCAGATCAACAGTTTATTCCTGGTAGTCCAGAGTACTACAAGTTTGTAGCTGATAATCTTCCTGCTGGTGCAGAGTATTCACAAAGCAAAGACTTAGCTAATCAAGAGTTTGCTAGAGCAAGGAAAGCTGCTTTAGCTGAAGAGGCTGCTGAAAGAAAATCAGTTCGTGAAGATCCAGAATCTTTAGATGTGTTCGCTCCTAAGTATGCTACTCCTCTGTTGGCTAAAGCACAGCTCAGAGGATTTGATCCTGAGAAAGAACCAGTACCACAAACAACAGATGAGATCAAAGCTTTTGCTAAACTATATGACTTAGACAAAGATCCTAACTACAATAAGTTAATGGGTCTTCGTGTTCTTGCTGAGAAAGAAGCTAAGAAAGAAGAACGCAAAGCAGAGATAGAAGCACTAACTATCGAGAAGATTGAGTCTACTATTAAGAAGAACAAGGCTGATGTTAATAAGATAGGTAGTGATAAGTTTGAAGCAGGTAATCGTTGGAATCAAGAACGAGAGGCTGCTCTTGCTTTGTTTACTGCTAATAAGCTTGATCCTCGTGTTCCTCTAAAAGGTATTAATATGGCGAACACTGCCCTAGTTAATGCACAGCAAGTTGCTTTGCGTGAGCCTTGGACTGGTAAAGCTAATGAGAAGATTACTCCTCCTGGGGCTGCACCTGCTGCACCTACTGGTACTCAAGATATTAAACAACGGGTTGAAAGCAGTGGACAAGTATATGATCCAGCTAAGTATGATTATCGTATTGTTAATGGTCAAGTACAACGCAGGGCTAAATAATGGCTACATGGGAAACCATTACTCCTGCTAAAGAAGATGCAGGATGGGAGACAGTTTCTCCATTAACTGTTGAATCTGTGAATGTTGCAGGTATCAGAGCTATTGGTGAAGCTATCCCTCAACCTATTAAAGAAGCTGCTGGTGTAGTAGGTGATGTAGCTCAAGCAGGTTGGGAAGCTTTACCAGAACCAGTACAGAAAGCAGGTCGTGCTACAGGTAACTTCTTACTTGATGCTATTGATATACTTCAGCGTCCCTTTCAAGCAACTGCCACCTACGTTAAAGCTATAGGAACTACACCAGAAGCAGAGAAGGGTTCTCCTTTATGGGATATCCTGTCTACTGAGAACCTAGCTAAGGCACAACAAGCTGGTATCAGAGGACTTAAGGGAGAAGAGAAGGCTTCTTTTCAAGAGGCTCTTCCTGATCAGTTCCGTAGAGAGAACCCAGTTAAGTCTATGCTCCTTGGTTTCATGGGTGATGTCATCATCGATCCCCTGAAGGGTGAGGTAGTTGCTCCTATATTCAAGACTGTTAAAGCTGCTGCATCTACTGGTGCTGATTCTATTGGTCTATCCTCTAAGCTTGCTGACAATGAACTGTATCGTACTATGGTTCTGAAGACAGGCGACACAGCCGAAGCTAAGAAGCTATATGATAAGTATCGCTTTGCTAAAGACAAAGCAAGAGTAGAGAATGTTCGTAATGCTAAGTCTCTTAACAATGAGATTAAGGCACTGTCCAAGCAGACAGACATTCCTGTCAATGAACTCAAGGCTAAGATATTCCAAGACATCGAGACTGGTTCTTTAAGTGACGATGCTATTGGTGAACTAGAGCAGCGTATCGTAGCACAGAATCGTGCAAGACTAGAGCAACAACAAGCAGCTGGTATTGAAGTAGGTGACTTAGGTGATACCTACATGCCACACATTGCTACTAAAGAAGCAGATGATGTTCTGAATAATACAGGTGTTAAGAACTTCTTTGGTATCCGTCCTTCGGCTAAGACACCTCAAGGTGTTGCTCGTGAGATCGACGGTACTGTGGCTGAGATTAACGCTAAGAATATCTATGGCACTACTAAGTTCTTCCAAGATGATCCTGCGATTGCTCTGAGTGTAGCAGACTTTAATGCTGCTCAGGCTATAGCTGGTCGTAAGTTCTTAGATGATGCCTCTCAGTTTGGTATCAAAGCTGATGTAGCTCCTGCTAGTTACAAGACTGTTGCAGAGATTCCTGGTCTTAAGTTTGAACCTGCTGTAGCCAACCAGTTATCACGCTCATACAAGGCACTAATTAATCAAGAAGAAATCAATAAGTTCTTAAAGGTGTATGACGGTGCTCAGAACTGGTGGAAGATGTGGTCTCTTGGTGTGCGTCCAGCTTACCATGCTAAGAACACGATTGGTAACTTGTGGAATAGCTACTTAGGCGGACTTACTACACCTAAACCATACGGTGATGCAGCTGCATTCCAAGTTAAGGTTGCTAAGAATAACTTAAGCGGTAAGATTGCTGGTTATCCTACTGAAGAACTCTACGATGCAATGATGACTCGTGGTGTCTTCGGTCAAGGACAATACGGTGGTGATATTGCACGACGCTTAGAAGATCAAATCCAAGGCGGTAACAGAAACCCATTTACTTTATCTACTAGTAACCCTATTCTACAGGGTGGTTTTAAACTAGGTCAAACAATCGAAGACAATGCTCGTATTGCTTTGTTCATTGATCAGTTAAACAAGGGTGCGAGTTTTGATAAGGCTGCTACTCATGTTCGTAAGTTCCTGTTTGACTACGGTGATGTATCTCCTTTCGAGCAGGATGTACTAAAGCGACTGATGCCTTTCTATACTTGGTCTCGTAAGAACATTCCATTGCAGTTGGAGGCACTAGCTACTCAGCCTGATAAGATTAACAAGATCAACCTAGCTATCAACAACATCCAGCAAGCAAACCAAGTAGAGCAGCCAGACTTATCTCAAGTACCTGGCTACATCCGTGAGCAAGCTCCTGTCTATGTAGGTTCTAATGCAGAAGCTGGTACTGTATCTGCTGTTCCTCTAGCTAACTTGATACCTACTTTTGATATTGCAGCTATCACTAAGTTCCTCAACACTGAGACAGCTCCTGAAGGTATTCAAAGAGGTAAACTAGGTACTGCATTGTCTACTGTCATGGGTGGTGTTTCTCCTCTGATCAAAGCACCTCTAGAATTCCTAGCAAATTACGACTTCTTCCGTAAGAAGAATATTCAAGAGTTTGAAGGACAGACCACTGACTTCTTAGGTGTACCTATGCCTGTGCATTTAGCTAAGCTTGCATCTAACATCATTGTTCTGAATGAACTTGACAGAGCTAACCCAGGTTCTATCTTTGGTTCTCGTATCGTAGATCCTATCACTAAGGAAGTTACTACACTGAATAGCTTCCTTGGTTTAGGTACTCCTCGTGAGGCTAGGACAGACCTACCTGAAGAGCAGCGACTGACTCAGTACCTCACAGGTATTCGTGTATTCGATATTGATATGGGACAGACTGAGTACCGTCAGGTAGAACAGATGAAGAAAGACATCGGTGCTATCAAAGCTCGTATTAAACAGGCACAGATTGCAGACAAGTCAAGAGAAGCTGATGCTGCAGTTCAAGCACTCGAAAGATTCTTTGAAGACATCGAACAGTTTGAAGCAGAAAGAGAAGCTCGTATGAAGAGGGAGAAGTAATATGTTTCCACTAGACACAATCCTTAATGTAGGTATGAAGCTTGTAGATAAGTTCTTTCCTAATCCTGAAGACAAGGCTAAGGCTCAACTAGAGCTATTGAAGATGCAGCAAGAGGGTGACTTCAAGAAGATGGAAGCTGACATTGTAGAGGCTCAGGAGCTTACTAAGCGTCAAGAAGCAGATATGATGTCTGACTCTTGGTTGTCTAAGAACATCCGTCCTATGACCCTTATAGCGATCCTGACAGGGTACTTTATGTTTGCTCTGATGTCTGCCTATGGAATGAATGCACATCAAGCATATGTAGAATTACTTGGTCAATGGGGTATGCTCATCATGTCCTTCTACTTTGGTGGTCGTACACTAGAGAAGATTATGGATATGAAAACTAGGAAAGAATGAAGATAACACCTCACTTCACCTATGAAGAGATGACTGCATCGCAGACAGCTGCTCGTAATGGGTGGCTTAATAAGCCTACTGACATAGAGTTCCAGAACCTAGTAAGGCTGTGTCAGTTCTTAGAGACTGTACGGTCTGAGCTTGGTAGGTCTATCACTGTTACTAGTGGATATCGATCTAAGCAGGTGAATGATGCTATTGGATCTAAGGATTCTAGTCAGCATCGAGTAGGATGTGCTGCAGATATTCGTGTATCGGGGATGACCCCTGATCAGGTTGTAGCTACATTAATTATGAAGGGCTTACCGTATGACCAGCTGATCAGAGAGTTCGATAGCTGGGTACATATCAGTGTTCCTTTAACTCCTAGTACACCTCCAAGGAAACAAGCCCTAATCATTGATAGAAAAGGGACTCGTCCTTATCAGTAAAAAGACAACCCCCGAAGGGGCTGCCATCAAGTGCTAGTCTTTGGGATAGGCTAACATCAAACGAATAATACCTAGATCAAGAACATAATAGTTTGCTTCTTCCTGATCTACATATTCAAAACCAAACATCAAACCGCATATAAAGTGTAGTTCTAAAATCATATTGTACATCCTCCAGCTGTGCAACTCAGCATCTGTGCTCCTTCGACATTATCGTCATACTCCTGGAAGTTATCCCAATCAATACCAGTAGGTTGTTGAGCGAGTAGCTTCTTGTAATCCTCTTCAGTACACTCTTCATACGGTGCTTGGCGATATGTTCCTCCATCCATTGGTAGGAAAGACACACCAGTAACCTCATCGAAGTGCTTGTACACCCATGCCCCTACTTCCATCCACTCCTTCTCTAAGACAGAGATAGTGACTGATGGCTTGTGCTCACAGTAGTGACGCTGGTAAATCAACCACAATCGCAAGTGCTCAACAGCAGTCAAGTCCTCACGAAGTAAAGCACCTTCAGCTACTGCAACAGGGAAACTAAATACTGTTGTAGACTCAGGCTTCATCACACAAGGCTCACCAATAAACCCTGACTTCAGCATAAACTGTGTCAGAGGATCTTTATTATCAGCTCGTACACGACGAATATAATACTGACTATGCTGAGGATGGATACCAGAAGCAGTGCTGCAAAGTTGGCTGACAGTTCCTTCAGGCTTGATTGCGGTAACAGCCACAGATTGATTAATACCAATAGCAGCAGCAAACTCAGCATTAGTGGCGACAGCAGCATCTCGTAGTTTCTCCAATAGTCCTGGTAATTCCTCATCATCTGGGTCATTTAATAAATGATTGTCCAAGATGCCCGTCATCGACACACCTAAGAGTGCTTCTTCTTCAGTGTTCTTCTGCCATATCTTACGAAGGTAAGGGAAGTTAGTTAACGATGCTTGGAATGTACCCAAGATAGTAGCTAAACGAACCTTGTTCAAGATATCTTCTTCAGTGTCTGTACTGCGGATGATACACGAAGACAAGTTACAGAACTGATACGGACGCAGGATAATCTCTGAGCACGGATTCGTACCAAACTCATAGCTTGCATCACGACGACCATTCTTAGCAGCTTGCTTCTGACTAGCTTCACGATTAAAGATACCACGCTCACCAGAGTGTGACTCATAAATGCTAGTCCACTCACGCATGAACTGACCAATAGCTGGGGTCTCTTCATAGGTAGCTGAGTTGTTAGCTAATGCTCGTTGACCTTGTCCATCCCACCAGTTACCTGCCTTAGCATGAGCCATCTTATCGTCTGTCAAATCAGACAAGCTAATCATGGCTGACCGACGCACTCCTCCCACGACAACAACTTCCCCGATCTTACACAGAATATCATGACACTCCAGCGAACTGAGTTTACGTCCAGACGCTGTCTTGAACTTACTAATAACAAACTTAAAGAGGTCTTCCAACGGTTGTGCGCCCGAGGCACGTCCTCCAAAAGTCTTAAGCCTAGCCCCCGCAGGTCGGACTTTCGACACGTCGTACTTTGGAATCTCGCCAGAGTATAGAAGAGCGATGAGTTGTCGAAGTGATTTAGCCCACCCTTCTTTACTATCCGACACCATAATAGAAGTCTGACTAGCAAACAACTGATCTGGAACTTCAGGTAATTGACTAACATACTTTTGCTCCACAGAGAATCCAACACCAGTACCACACAATAGGATATACATCGCCTCATCGAATGCTTTAGGGTCATCGATAGGTAAGTACGAACAGTTAAATGCTGCTACATTCTGACGGTCTAATGCAGTACCAGCAGTCATCACTGCTCTCATAGAAGGCACTACATCCAGGCTTGTTACTGCTTCTTGTAGCTCTTTGCGTAGCTCAGAAGTCAGCGTATAGTTCTGCTTAGTAGCTAAG